ACCGGATGGCCGCCGATTTTTTTAAAGTGGGCCCCCAAAAAAATGATCTAGACCGTTGCTCAAAGCTAACTAAAAAATATCCACGTATGCTTTTGTATATTTAAATGTATTTCCTTTTGATTTATATATGAAAATGTGGGATCCTTTAATTAACGAATTCCCTGAGACCGTTCACGGTTTTAGATGTATGCTTGCAATAAAATATCTGCAAGCCGTTCAATTGACGTACTCCCCTGATACGGTAGGATACGATTTAATTCGTGAACTTATACGTATTTTACGTACTAAGGATTATGGCCAAGCGACCTGCAGATATAGTCATTTCCACTCCCGCCTCCAAGGTACGTCGGAGGTTGAACTTCGACAGCCCCTATCGCAGCAGTGCTGCTGCCCCAACTGTCCTTGTCACCAACAAAAGGAGGACATGGGTCAATCGGCCCATGTACAGAAAGCCCAGAATGTACAGGATGTACAAAAGCCCTGATGTTCCTCGTGGTTGTGAAGGTCCATGTAAGGTTCAGTCGTTTGAACAGCGTCACGATGTAGTCCATGTAGGTAAAGTAATATGCGTGTCTGATGTTACCCGTGGTAATGGGTTGACTCACCGTGTGGGTAAGAGGTTCTGTATTAAATCTGTATACGTTTTGGGTAAAATCTGGATGGATGAAAATATTAAGACCAAGAATCACACTAATACGGTCATGTTCTACCTAGTCCGTGATAGAAGACCCTTTGGTACTCCTCAGGATTTTGGACAAGTTTTTAACATGTATGATAATGAACCTAGTACTGCAACTGTGAAGAATGACAACAGAGATCGATTTCAAGTACTTAGAAGATTTCAGTCTACCGTTACTGGTGGCCAGTATGCATCTAAGGAGCAAGCCATAGTTAGGAAATTTATGAAGATTAACAACCACGTTACTTACAACCATCAGGAAGCTGCGAAGTACGATAACCATACAGAGAACGCCTTGTTATTGTATATGGCATGTACTCATGCCAGTAACCCTGTGTATGCTACTTTGAAAATCAGGATCTATTTTTACGATTCTGTTCAGAATTAATAAATATTGAATTTTATATCATGAAATTCCTGTACATACATTGTGTGTTGTAGTTTATTATATAATACATGATCTACTGCTCTAATTACATTATTAATAGATATTACACCTAAATTATCTAAATACTGCATGACTTGCTTCTTAAATACTCTCAAGAAACGCCATGTCTGAGGCTGTAAGCGAGTCCAGACTTCGAAAATCAGAAAGCATTTGTGAATTCCCAGTTGAGTTCTCAGGTTGTAGTTGAATTGAATCTGGACGGTAATCTTGTCTTGTTCTTTGTTGAATGGCCTGCTGAGGTGATCTGTTATCTTGAAATATAGGGGATTTGGCACCGTCCAGATATACACGCCATTCTTTGCCTGAGCTGCAGTGATGAGTTCCCCTGTGCGTGAATCCATCGTTGGCACAGTGTATTCCTATGTATATTGTGCAACCACAGTCTAGGTCAACCCTACGTCTCCTGGTCACTTTCTTCCTCTTGGCTAGCTTGTGCTGGACTTTGATTGGTATTGGAGTAGAGTGGCTCGTTGAGGGTGATGAAGGTTGCATTTTTTATTGCCCAGGCTTTTAATGCACTATTCTTTTCTTCATCAAGATATTCTATATAGGAGGCAGTTGGTCCTGGATTGCAAAGGAAGATTGTTGGGATTCCACCTTTAATTTGAATTGGCTTCCCATACTTTGTGTTGCTTTGCCAGTCTCGTTGGGCCCCCATGAATTCCTTAAAGTGCTTTAGATAGTGCGGGTCTACGTCATCAATGACGTTGTACCATGCATCATTGCTGTAGACTTTTGGGCTCAAGTCAAGATGACCACACAAATAGTTGTGTGGTCCCAGTGATCTTGCCCACATTGTCTTCCCTGTCCTGCTATCACCCTGTATGACTATACTTACAGGTCTCCATGGCCGCGCAGCGGCATTGGCTATGTTTTCAGAGACCCATTCTTCAAGTTCTTCTGGAACTTGATTAAAAGAAGATGAAATAAAAGGAGAAACATAAATATCTATAGGAGGTGTAAAGATCCTATCTAAATTACTATTTAAATTATGAAACTGTAAAACATAATCTTTGGGAGCTTTCTCCCTTAATATATTGAGGGCCGAAACTTTGGACCCTGAGTTGATTGCCTCGGCATACGCGTCGTTTGCAGATTGGCAACCTCCTCTAGCTGATCGTCCATCGATCTGGAAAACTCCAGAATCAAGGATGTCTCCGTCTTTCTCCATGTAGGTTTTGACATCAGACGAGCTTTTAGCTCCCTGAATGTTTGGATGGAAATGTGCTGACCTACTTGGGGATGTGAGATCGAAGAATCTATTATTTTTGCATTGGAATTTTCCTTCGAACTGGATGAGAACATGCAGGTGAGGATTCCCATCGTTGTGTAGTTCTCTGCAGATTCTGATGAATAATATATTAGTTGGGGTTTCTAGGGTTTGTAATTGTGAAAGTGCTTCTTCTTTTGTAAGTGAGCACTGTGGGTATGTTAGAAAATAATTTTTTGCATTTATTCTGAATTTAGTAGGTGGAGGCATGTTGACTTGGTCAATCGGTGTCTCTCAATCTTTGCTATGCAATCGGTGTCTGGGGTCTTATTTATATGAGACACCAAATGGCAATATTGTAATTTGGTAAAGTGGAGCGTATAACTTTAATTCAAACTCCAGAATGGTAAAGCGGCCATCCGTCTAATATT